CGCAGCCGCTCCACCTCCGCGTGCGCCGCCTGGAGTCGCAGCCTCGCGATCTCGGCGTCACCACGCATGGAAACGATGTCTTTCATTTGAGGCAGGGCGGCAGGCCGGCCGCGGCATGGGCGTCCGCGGCCGGCCACCGCCAGCGGTCACCGATACCGGATCACAGCGAACCACTGCCGGCGAGCCGGCGAGTAGGCCACGCCTTCCTCGACGATCGGCCGACGGCCGAAGTAGCAGCAGTTCCGTCGAGCGGCATCGGGCGTCGAGCCGGAGCCGATGCCCTCGTACTGGCCGCACGACGAATGCACGAGCGTGCCACGTCGAGCGATCACGGTGGCGTGGTCCTGGGCGGAGATGACGACCGACCGCCGCGGGGCCACGATCACGTCCTGTGCGATCGCGGTGGTGCAGAGCAGGGCGGCCACGAGCGTAAGAAACTTCATGCTGGAGTCCTTTCAGCAAGGGTGAAACCGAACCACCCGCAGGCTCGCACGGATCCCGCAGCCGTCAACCGAGGCTATCGGCCGAGTTTGGCCAGCAATTCCGCCCGCCTGGCGGCCATCTGCTCCGCGGTGATGACGCGGGCCGGGGCCGCCGGCGAACCATCGGCACCGATCGCCGACACGCCGGAGTAGCTCGCCGCCACCGCCGCCCCGATCAGGCAGTCCCACAGGTGGTTATCCCTGCCGGGGATCAGCCGCCACTCGTCCACCACCCGCTGCCGGCTTTCCACGCGGACCGGCACCTCGCTCGACAGCTGCTCGGCCAGCATGTCGTGCTCGCCGGCGTGGATCGTCAGCCCTTGCGGGTCGCCGACCGGCAGTTTGACGCGGGCGGCCACGAACGTCTTCCAGGCGTTCGTGTCGTAGAGGATGTGCCGCTGCCGCTGGATGGTGCTGGTCCGCCAGTTGGCCCCGATCCGCTCGCCGCGGTCGGGGGCCTTGTCGCTGATCGTCTGCCCGCTGGCCCCCACGAAGCGGCCGTGGGTCGGCAGCACCCGCGGCCCCCACCGGGAGCGGCGGGCGAAGTCTCTGACCACGCCCTGCGACTGTGCCCAATTCGCATCGATGCACAGCTGGCCCACGCGGAGGACGGCATCGTCCGTCTCGCGGGTGAACTCCCGCTCGAGCAGATCGCCGGCCAGGGCCTCGAGGCCGGCCAGGATCGCCGCTTCGACGTTTGCCCCATGGGCGCGGGACAGCGTCCGCTTGGCATCCCGCAGTGTAAAGTAGGCCCGGCTCTGGTCCGGGTACGTTCCAAAGGCCACGACGTGCCCGCGGAACTGGTGGCCCCAGGCCACGACGGCCCAGTAGAGCAGCTCCTTCTGGACGTCCACGAACGCCGTGAGCGTGTCGAGGCCGCGCGGCACGGTCCAGCGCGGGACGTTGATGATGCGGTTCCGGACGTCCTCCGGCTTCAGACCAGCGTTGGCCGCTTCGTTCTTCAGCGGTTGCTGCTGGAACTCGCTCGCGAACACGTCCTCGCCGTCGTCGATGAGCGCGTTGTAGGCGTGCTGGATCGCGGAGTGCTCGGAATCCGGGTCGAAGCATGACTCCCACGAGACCACGCACCCTTCGTCCATGTCGGCCCGGTTGCCCAGGTAGAACTCGTTGGCTTCCGCCTTCGCTCGCTCCTGGTCGCCGATGACGTCCCGCGAGAACGTCCGCCGGATGGAGGCATAGCGGTCCATCCACAGATCCTCGTGCCGTTTCGACCACGCCCGGACCATCGGGATCCGCTCACACTGCCAGCCCGGCGTGCGGAGCAGCTCGTCCACCATGTCATCAACCTCGATCACGGTGGCGTTGACGACGCACGCCATGGTCGTGCGGTGGCCCGCGAGTTTCAGCACCGACTTCTTCAGGATGTCGAGCCGGGCCTTGCACTGCACCGGCGACTTCGCCGATTCGCGGGTCTGCGGGTCGTCCACGATCGTGAAGTCGGGCCGCAGCTGCCGGCCGTCCGGGGCCTTGTGGCGGAGGCCGAGGATCGACGCCGTCAGTCCCTTCGACACGATGATCGACCCGGCCGACTTGCTCCCGTCGATGGACGGCAGCACGAGCGTGTCCTGCTTCCACTGGATGTGGGTCCGCTTGCCACCGCACGTCTGGGAGTTGCACCGCTGCGGCTTGCCTTCGAGTGCCCGCACCGCGTGGCAGACCTCGGGGAAGTCTTCGTAGAGCAGATCGTTGTCGGACAACTCCGTCTTGATCGAGGTGATCGCCTTGTCGGCCAGCCCGGCCTCGGCCGCGAAGATGGCGACGAACTTTCGGTGGCCGTAGAGCGTGGCCCAGACCAGGGCGTTCTCCGAGATCGTCGACTTGGCGAACCCGCGGTAGACGGCGTTGCAGAATCGGCCGCCGCCGATCAGGCAGCCTTCGATTCGGGCGATCACGCGGCGATGGTCATCCGAGAATGGCGACATCCCGGTGGAGAACGGGAAGTAGGTGATCAGGAACCGCTCCAGGTCGTGCTCGCACGCGGCCCGGCGTTCCGGGTTGGCGCACTTCGGCACCTCGCCGATGTCGCTTCCGGCCCGCGTGCGGGCGCGGGACCGCTCCAGGGCAGCCTTTCGGTTGGCTTCAGCCTGGCGTTTTTGGTCGTCGTCCGTGTGCGAAACGGCCCCAGGAACTGCGGGTTTTCGGGGCATGGGAGGGAAGAGTCAGGGCAAAAGTGGATTTCGCAGCCGGGGCACGCCGCGTGCCGCGGCCGGGAGGACCCGTCGGCCGCGACCAAAAACCGCGTTTCGCCCGTGTTTTTCGTATGCCATGTGCGTTTCGTCCTTGTTTTCTAGGGGTTTTCGCACGCCCGTCAACCGACCTCGCCCTCGACCCCATGAGCAACCGCCGTGCCATTCCCATGCCGAATCCACCAATGGCACAGCAGCGCGGCATCCGCGCGCCCGTCGTCCTTCACCCGTGCGAACAGTGACGCCTGCCGTGGCCACAGGTTGGCCGCTGCCTGCCTGTGGGCTCCCTTGTCACGAGACACCCCGAGGGCCTTCGTCCATGCCTGCGGTCGCACGAGCACGAGCGGCAGGGCCAGCCCTGCCACCACGCCCTCGACCAAACCGAAGGAGCGGCCGAAGCTGAACGCAGACGTCGCCCCCGTGCCCTGCACGCCCTGCACGTGCTCGAGCACGACGGCGTCGATGTCGCCTGGCTGGCCAGCGAGGATCTCCCGCAGCCCATGTGGGCAGACGTGCCGCTTGCCACGCACCTCGACGGTGGGCATGTCGAACGCTTCGATTGCGTCTCCCCAGATTGCGGCCACCGCACCGCTCACGCCCGGGTCGATCCCGATCACGATTCCCATGCCGTCATTCTCCCACGAGCCGTAGTGTGCGAGCCTTGCCCTCGTTCCACGTCACCCAGCCCTTCCGGGCCATGAACCGCAGGTGTTGCTTCACGCCGTTCGGTCCTGCGATAGCGAGGTCTTCCGCCAGCTCGCGAATCGTCGGCGGGTAGCCGTGGTCGCGGGTCAGCCGGCGGATGGCCGATACCACCTGCCGCTGCCGCGGCGTGAGCGCCACCCGGCCGCGCCGGTCGCGCGGCTGGTTCTCGATCTGGTTCCAGGTCACGATGCCGCCTCCCGGATCTTGGAGGCCATCGCCCGCTTCGTGGCCTCGAACCGGGCCGCGTCGTCGCCGGTGAACGCCTGCGGTGGCGGCCGTTCGTCCAGCCGGCCGGCTGACGCCGGCCTGGCCTTCGGCGTGTCGTACTGCCCCCCGAGCACCTTGGTGACAAATCCGGGCTTCACGAACTGCCCGAGGGCCACCGGTGTCTCGAAGTACCGGCAGGCCCGTAGACGGCCGATCGCCTCCAGGGCATCCGTGAGCCACTCAGGCTCCGAAAGCCTGTCTGCGGCCCCGTCAGGGGCCTGTACGGGCTTCCACTTCCTCCCCGGCCCATTGTTCCAGGCATCCCGGAGGGTTTCCCAGTTTGCCGGACCGTCCTGCGAAGCCTCGCGCGGAGGAGGAGGAACTTCTCCTGTCCTCTCCTCTCCTCTACTGCGCGGCGGCGCAGGAGGTGCCTGCGCTTGAGCGCAGGCAGTCCCGGGCCGCTTCCGACGGTCCGGATCCCGCTCGTTTTGGGCCTTGGCACGGTCCTGGTGCTGGAGTCTCGCCTTGGCCGCCTGGCTGAACCGGCGGTCCCACCCGGGGACAGCAACGGTAGCGGCCGTCTCGTCGATCTCCAGCCACCCGACGGCCGCCACGGCCCGCCAGAAGGCTTCATCACCCCCGCACGTTCTCGCGAGCCTCGGGACGGTCATCCGGGCTGTGCCGTCGGCACAGTGGACGGCGGCCCACGACCAGAGCCGGTAGAGCCGGAAGCAGACGTACTCGACCGGCTGCCCGGTCAGGTCGATCAGCTCCTGGACCTCCGGCTTGTCCGGCAGCCCGATGTCGATTGCGAGCCATTCACCGGCCATCGCTTTGATCCTCCCGCCACTTCACGAGGTTCGTCATCGACCTGTAGACAAGGATCGCTATCCTGCCGGCCAACTTGTCATCATCCCAGCCGTTTTTCCGGCCCTCTTCGATGATCTTTGCGACGTGCGGAACGATGACCATCACGCACTCGGCGTCATGCTCCGTCTGTTCTTCACGCCGTCGCTTTTCTCCTTGAGCGTCCGCGAAAAACTTCTTGATTCTGTTTTCACCGGCCATCCTGGCCTCCCTTCGCCTTGATCCACTCCATCCTGAAATCCGCGAACTTCATGGTTCCGCCGCTGGTCCGGTGAGCGTGGTAGGCGATGACCGCCTGCTCGAGCTCCGGGTCGCGCTTGGCCTCCTGCTCCTTGATCCGCTCCGAGCGTTCTTCGCGGAGGCGTTGTTCGTGCCAGTTAGCGGGCATCGGTTGCCTCTGCAAACAACACGACAGACCCGAGCGGCGAGAAAGCCTTGCTGAAACCGTGCACGTTCGGCCCGACGTATATGGCAACTTGCCCTTGGACAGGCGTGTTCGCCGGAGTTCCTGTCTTGTCGAGGAACTTGATGCGCCCTCGAAAGAAACATGCGGCCGATGCGACTGACGCAAGGGCGTGAAACCAGCCCGTGTCGGTCGCGTTGTTCACGAGCACTACCGCCTGGTCGAAACATTCTCGCGTCACCTTGTCCGCAAAAAGACCGATCAGGTCTTTCGAATACGGCGGGTTTAGCCATACGTTTCCTGTCCATGGCTTTTCAAGTCCGTTGTCTTCGATGTCGAAGTACCGCTTCGCACGCACGTTTGCCTGGGCCGTCTCGCAACTCGCCGGGTCAAGGTCGATGCTTCCCATCGCCTGACGTGCGGCCTCGATGTACTCGGGCGGCGTGTACCACTCGTTTTCGCCGCTGTTGAGCGAGACGTGCGAGCCGTTGGCGATTTTGAGAAGGCCAGATTGGGTGATCTCTCGCTGCTGCTCTCGGCAAGATGCTAGGTACTGCTCGAACGTCTCATCGTCCACCTTCGCCTCACGTTGCCAGCGGGAGGATTGCATCTTGTCGATGCCGAGGTCGGAGAGTGATGGCGGCAACGCGGTAACATCTTGTGACCGCGTTCCTGGAGTGGCAGCTCCGGCGTTCTTCTCCATCGCCGCCAGCATCTCGCCGGCCTTGCGTTCGGCACGCAGCTTTACCTCTGCTGCGTCATTTGCAGCCTCTAGGCTTTCGCCAACGATCTTTAAGCACGCCTCCAAAGCCTTCGCTTGGTCTCGGATGCTTAGTATGTCCTCAAGCGTTTGAGCAGACGCCAGGGCACGCCTCGCTTCGCTGATCTTCGCCAGACTTGTCACGGAAGCAGCCATTCCTCGAATCCTTTCCATCCCAGCCAGTGGGCGTATTGAACCGAAATACCACTCGGAAACTTCAGTCTGCAGCTTGCGTGCACGCGACCGTGGCATCGGTCACAGAGAGTCAGCAAGTCTTCAAGCGGCTCATTGAAGAGCTTTTCATACGACACGTGGTGACAGCGAAGTTCTTCGGCAGCGTGGCAGCACACGCACCTGTGCATGTCCATGGCAAATCGAACAGAGCGAACGCCGAGCCAGTGAGGCGTCGTGTAGTACACCGCCTTCATTTCCGGTGTTACACGAGCCTTCGTCGGACGCTGCGAAACATCTTCAAGCCGATACGGGTTGTTGATGCTCCCATCGCCCTTGATGGAGAATCCGTAGGCGTTCCTCAACTGCTCGATCGCAGGCGCAAGTCGGCTTCCGTCGGCCGAATCATTTTCGTAGTCAACCTTCAGCAGCGGCCCATTGCGCAGCCGAGCTAGCACAGCCTTCTGCGCGTCGTCGCGCTCGTGGACCGCGCGCCCCTTCTCTGGAATCTTCGGCAAGTTGGCGAACAGCGGCCCGTAGTCGATCGTCTGCGAGTAGTAGTCGCTCATGTCTCACGCTCCTTCGTGTATTTGCCCGGATACGCCGGGCGCGGCAGGATCACCGGCCGGAGTGACCACCGGCTCCTGCTGCGGGTGTTTCAGACGACCGCCCGCGGCGTCCTCCCTGTGGCCTTGATGCCAGCAGCCACTTCGGCCGGGAGCGGCCGGTGTTTCAGTCTCCCCAGTTGCCAGACACGGGCGATTCTCCTCGCGGGACCTGTCGGGCAGCGTCGACCAAGTCGTTGTTCCACGTGGCGTAGAAGGCGTCGTTGCAAGCCTTGGCGTCGGCCTCGGGCCGCTTCCGTTGCATGGCCTCCATCGCGACGTCGTTCCGGATTCCGGATGCCGTCTGCCAGTCCGTCGCCGTGCGGATCGCCTCGACCGCCTGCTCGATGGTCAGCATGCGTCCGCCTCCTGCCGCAGCTCCGCGGCCCGCTCCGCGAGCCGCTGGCGGATCGCGTCGATCTTGTCGGCCGCCTCCCGCTTCGCGTCCGCTAGGCTGGAGTGGAAGCCTTCCGGCTTCACGATCGTGCCGTGCCGCAGCTGCACCATCGGCAGCCCCCGGAAGACGACCAGTTCGCCCGCCTTTTCGTAGAGCGTGACGTCGCACCCGTAGACCTCGACCTTGTGGACCGTGCTCATGTCGCACCTCAAAACGGGATGTCGTCGCTGTTGGTCGTGCCGGAGGCCGCGTCGGCCTTCTGGGTCGGCGTCCGCTTGGCCACGGCCTTCGCCGGCTCCGGCTCGCGGTACTGCTCGAAGGCCGGGGCCGACGAGGCCGCGAAGGCGTTGCAATACACCACCGGCTCGCCGGTCTTTTTGCTGACGCCGCGAGCCGTCGTGACCCGCACGCGCCGGCCGATGATCGAGTCGTCGAACGCCGCATCCCTCGGCAGCCCGATCGCGTCGGCCAGTTGCATGGCCGCCTTGTGGTCCCGCTTCTCCTCCGGGTTGAACCACTTCTCCACCGGCTGATACGTGCCTTCGACCGCCTGGAAGGTGACGATCAGGGCCTCGCGGCTGCCGTCCTTGGCCTGCCACTCCTTCCGCTTGACGATCTCGCACTCATGCGTGTCGTCCGGGAGCAAGTCGTCCCCCGCCTCGTATCCCGCGTCGTACCTGTCGAACCTCATGTCTGCACCTCTGGGCTATGGGTCTCACCGATCCGCGTCACGACCGGGTTCGCCCGGCCCGCCTCGATCCCGATTGCATGAGCCGCGATCAGGGCCTCGTGCAGCCCCAGGTCTCCGGCCCGACACTTCCGCTCCACGTCCGCCAGCCGCTCGGCCGCGGTCGTGATCTCGGCCTTCCGCTTGGCCCGCCACGGGGCCGCGTCATGCCACGACATTGGCGGCCTCCTTCGGCTCGAGCACGTCGTGCCGGACCGCGATCGCCGCCCGCAGGGCGTCCGCCTGGTCGGCGGTCAGCTGGCCGTCGGATTCGTAGGCGTCGATCTTGTCGCCCACCTTGCCCAGCGTGGCCACCGTCTTCGCCTCGGCGATGAACGTGGCCATCCGCTCGTGTAGCGGCGGCTCGTCGCTTGGTGCCACCGCCGGGGCCGTACCCGTAAACAGCGCCCGGAGCGTGTCGATGCTCATGGGCATCGACTCCGGCAGGCCGAACCGGTTCTTGGCATCCCATGCCGCCGACCTCTGACAGTGCATGATCCGCTCCTTCCCGCCGCGGCCCTTCATGCGGCCGTCGTCCCCCTCGGTGACGATCGTGCGGTAGTTGAGGAACAGCAGCAGGTCGGCCCATTCCTTGAACAGCGGGGCCACCTGCTTGTGGAGCTTCAACTCCCAGCGGTCGAACCCGTCGGTCTGGTCCGGCGGGCTCACCCGCACGACCTTGGCATGAGCGACCCACACGACGTTCAGCCCGCGGGCGAGCAGCTGGTCGGCGAGGGCCAAGATCCGCGACAGCCTTTCGGCCAGCATCACGTAGCCCTTGCCGAAGCCGAATTGCTCGATCGAGTCCTTCTTCTCGTCCCGCAGGAGTTGCTCCTGGGCCATCCGTTCGGCCCAGTCGGCCGAGTCAATCACGACCGTCTGGTAGCCCTCTGGATCCCGCACGAGCGAGTGCATGGCACCCTGAAGGTCGGCCATCGTGCGGCACGGCACGCGGTCCACATCCAGGTGCGCCGATCCATCCTCCGTGTCGAGGATGATGGGCTTTGGGAACTGCGACGCGAGCGTCGTCTTCCCGATTCCCTCGACCCCGTACATCACAACCCGCAGCGGTGGCCGCTGCTTCCCGCGAACAATCTTCAGTCCCATTCTTCGCCTCCCTTCTCGGCGTGCTCGTCGATTGCAACGCACAACCGCAGCACGACCTCCGGTGGAATCACGTAATGACCCTTCATCCCTGTGTGCCGCATCCGCTGCACCAGCAGCCTCGCGACCTTCACCACCTCGACCGCTTTGGCGTAGCGGTAGGACAGTCGCCCTACGCTTTGCCTCTGCTCACCCGTCCGAATCGCCCGTGGCAACATCCGTGGTGCCCTCCGTGTAGACATGCAGTTCCGGCAGTTCGTCTCGCCGCACGAGCACCGCGGCCGGTGCCGTGATGCCGAGCTTGGCCACAGGCCGGCCGCTGGCCAGCTTGCGGATGTCGGTCACCATGACGTCGATCCGGGTGCCGTCGGGGCAGGTGAGCACCAGCCCCTCGTCCACCTTCCTGCTCAAGATCAGCACGTGCCTCGCTCCTTCTCCCGCTGGTCAGCCGTGACTCGCGGGCCTGCGTCCTCTACCTGCGGCTCCTTTGCCGCTCCTTCCCGCTGGCTTCCGAGCCCGCGGTCTCCTGATTGACTTGCTCACCGGCCTGCCTGCCGCCGGCGATGATCGGGGCCGAACCGTAGGCCGGCTTGAGCCGCTCCAATTCGCGGAGCCGATCCAGGGCCACGGCGTCGTCGATGAGGGCCACGCCCAACTGCGGCAGCACGGCCGTCAGCCGGTCGCGGGCCTCGACGATCACGTCGTAGGCTGCGAGGTTGTCGCCGAGCGTCAGCCGCTTCTCGATCGGCATCCGCATGGCATCCGCCAGCGGCAGCGCGCTCCGGCAGTCCTTGCACCGGTGCAGCCGGCCGACCATGTCGTAGCCGGCCGCGATGGCGTCCTCGATCAGCCGGAGCCGTTGAGCATCTCGCGAAGATCCGCAGGGCAGTGCGGTGCCTGCCACCGGTACTCGCTGAACATCCACCGCGACCGGCGTTCGGCTTCGCTCCAGCCCATGCGAATCACGGCAGCCGCCGCCAGCACTTGCATCAGCGTCGGGTCTTGCTGCCGGCTGAACTCCCCGCCGCGTTGCCCGAGTCGCGAATCGCGTTCGTCCTTGAACATCTCGACCTCCCTTCCGGGCGGCCGACTGCTTCTTGCTCGTTGCCATCGGCGCGTCCCTCGCCTTGGTTCCCGTCGATCGCGGTGATCGACGTTGGGCGAGGTTCTACGCGACACTTCAGAACTCGTCAATGCCAAGTTATAAAGCGTGCTTTGCAGCAAAAAACTAGAGGGCGGCCACAAGCCTGTCGGACGGGATGCCCAGGGCGCGGGCGAGCTTTGCCAGCGTCATGCCGCTCGGGTTTTTGGTCTTCCCGCGGCGGATGTCATTGAGTGCCACGAAGGTGATTCCTGCCTTCGCGGCAACTTCATCCAGGTGCAGCCCTGCGGCATCGGCCGCTTGTTCAATCACGACGCCGAGCCGGCAGGACGGCGTCCTCCGTGGGGCACCGCCAGCGTGGCGGGCCTTTTTGGCCTTTGGGCGGCGCGAATGTCGGGTGCTGACGGTCGCCATTTTCCGCCCTCCGGTGCCAATTCTTTGCACCGACTCCAGACTGATCCTATGGTCAATCGAGGAGCCGAATACACCCGGAAGGGCTCGAACCTTCAACCTTCGGTTCCGTAGACCGATGCCCTACCAATTACGGGATGAACCGCCCGTAGGGATTGTGAGGATTGACCGCGCGAAGGCAGACCAACGGTGCCACGAAACAGGACGACACGAGGCGATGGAGCGCCCTAGATAGGGGTACACCATGACGCTCCGCGACTACCTGAACGAATACACCCTCACCCACGACATCCGGGCTGGCAGCATCCGCCAATACAAGATCGTCGTGGACCTCTTCGAGCGATGGGCCGGGCGGCCCGTCCGCATGGAGGAACTCGACGAGCGGCTCGTCTCCGAGTGGCTCCAGGCGTACTCGCAGACCGTGCGGCCGCACACCGTCCGCGGAAAGAAGGGGATGCTGCTGGCGATGTGGCGGGCAGCAGCCGACGACGGGCTCGCGAGCGAGCCCCGGGCACGGCGGGTGCGGCGCGTGCGGCTGCCGCAGAATGTCGTGACCGCCTGGACGAAGGCCGAAGTTGAGCGGCTGCTCGAGGCGGCGGCCACGCTCCCGCGGTGGCACCGCTGCGGCCTGCGGCGGGCGGCGTGGTGGGATCTCGCCATTCGGGTGGCGTGGGATTCCGGTGTCCGCTGGGGCGACCTCGTGACGCTGCGAGTGGCGTCCATCGGCCCGGACGGATCATGCACGATCAGCCAGTCGAAGACCGGGAAGGTGTCGTCGTTCCGGCTGTCTGGCACCACGATGGAGGCGTTGCGTGCCACGGTTGAGGCGTGCCCGCGGTCGCTCGTCTGCCCTTGGCCGGCGAGCGGCGAGACGTTCAGGGATCAAGTCGAGCGGCTTGTCCACCGTGCCGGCATCCGGCCCGGGACATGGAAGTGGATCCGCCGCGGCAGCGGCACCGACGTCGAGCTCCAGGCCCGCGGGGCCGGGCATCGGCACCTTGGCAACACGCCGGCGATCTTCCGGCAGTCCTACGAAGACCAGTCCCAGACAGGATCCGGGCTGCCTGGGCCGAGGGAGTTGGGGCCAAGACAGGCCGGTTGATTCACAATGCCGGCATCGCATAAACTACCGATAGGTAGTAGTCATGCCAAAAGCATTCAAGATCGCGAACGCGATGTCTTTGCCGCAATGGTGGGTTTATCAATCTTTCCACGGAAAGCGATTTACGAGGTCTCTCTGGTGGAAGCCGAAAAGCCTTCTCTATCAGGACGACGATGCAGCATACGCCAGCAGATTTGCAGGAACGTTCGTCAATACGGTGATTCCGGAGCGGAATATGGTTTGTCTTTGGCCGTATGAATTCAAAAGGCACATGATTTCGCAGAGCGTGATTTGGCTTTTGCGGAACAGGCTGCTGACTTTTCAAAAGATCAGGAGGTGGCGAGCAGATAAATTGCCTATGAGCCCATCCACGATGGCTACTCGATACCTTGGATGCACTCCCTCACAGCTTGTGGCGCATCTCGAGTCGTTGATGAAAGGCGAGATGTCGTGGGGCAATCAGAGAGAGTGGCACATCGACCACATTCAGCCGCTTTGCCGGTTTGATTTGCGAAAGCCGGAAGATGCTGCCGTGGCCTGCCACTTCACAAACCTTCAGCCATTGTGGAGACTCGACAACCTCAAGAAGGGCGGACGTTTCACGGAGCCTGCGCATGCCTCACAACATTGACGGTGCCGAATACCTGACGATTGAGGAGGCAGTGGCCTACATGGGTTGCACTGACGGCTGGGTGCGGAACCTGCTCCGCGAGAAGAAGCTTCGTGGAAAGCGGATCGGCGAGCGGCTTTGGCTTGTCTCCGTTGAGTCGGCCAAGGAGCAGAAGGCCGCCCTAACGACGAGGGCGAACGCCAATCGGCACCTTGCCAAGCGGCCCCTTGCTGCGAGGAAGACGGTCAAAAAGGCCGCCCGCCGGCGGAAGTAGCGTTTTTCTCGTGAAAACAGCCACCCAAAAATCTTTTCTTGGCCTCTGGACATCCCAACTACCGATAACTAGAATGTGGGCATGACGCGGGCGAGTGACCCGCGGCCGACAACCGGGAGACGAAACGATGAACGCGATCGCCACCAAGCCGATGACCTGGGCCGTTGGGTTTGAAAACGTCGCCTGGAGCCGAAACGACCCAAGCTGCGAAACGATCGAGGTGAAGGCCGTGACGGAAAAGGCGGTGCAAATCTTCAATGACCGCAAGGGACGCACGGCGTGGTTTCCGAAGTCGGCTTTCGAGCCCAGCACGCACGGCACCTGCTTTGTGGTGCGGCAGTGGTTCCGCCTCAAGATCACAAATCATCAGATGAAAACGCTCGGCTACATGGTTTGACCTACCACCCGCCCGCCGGCACAGGGCCGGCGGGTAACACCACCACGAACACCGGAACCCACCCCATGACCGCCGCCGAAACCATGACCGCCCGAATCGAAGCCCTGACCGACGACGAGATCCGCGACGTGATGTGCGGCCTGATGGCCGACTTCCGCCCGGAGTCCGACATCGTGTTCGCCGCCTGCATGAAGGTCGCCGAGGCCCGCATGTCCTCCGCCCTGTTCCTCGCCCTGTGTGGCGAACTGGAGGCCGCAGCATGAACCGCTCGATCCTCGCCGCCGTCTGCGGCATGGTGTCCGGACAATGCAAGTGGATCGGTCGAGAGGACATCCACGTCTATTGCCACGCCCCGATGGTCGAGCGGCTCATGCCGACCGGCCGCATGGGCTGGCAGCCGGGGCCGGCCACCTATGCCATCGCCTGCCCGTCTGCCGGGATCGACGCTGAAACTTGGACGACCGCGGCCGACGTGGCCCGGCAGATCGAAAGCATCCTCACGATGGAGGCCGCAGCATGA